AAAAATCACAAGAACAAGTTTTTCTTTTCCATTTCTCTTCACAACACCCCAAGAAGAAATTCTTGTAATGTCTCCATGAGTCATATCAAGGTCAGCCATAATTTGAACAATTGTTTTGAACGATTCATTCTCTGAAAGACTTGGATCAATTGTGCTATTACTTCCCCATCCATGAAGTCTATTGCTAATGACCTTCAAACTATCAAAGAAGACTTCCATTGGAAACCCAATCAAATTTGGAAAATCAGATGGCTTCGCTTTTCTTGCAAGTTCCATTTCTACCCACAAATTATCTTCATCATGGTCAAAGACTTTTGCGGTTATGACACCATCGCTATCATATTGGGAAACTTCAATCTCTAGCTCGTTTTGAGCTAAGCCTTTTTTATTTTTAGCTACCTTTATAGCTGTTTGATCATCTGCAACAAAAACAACTCTGGAAGATCCAGCTCCAATACGTGCAAGATGTTTCATTGCATATCCAGTTTTCTGCGCATATGAAGGAAGAGATTTGAGTTTCTCAAGCGAGAAGCCTTCCGGATAGTTTGCTATCTCTTCAATGTCACCTTCACTTAGATCCAACTGCTCGTTGAGTCCATTTCCGACAAGTGAAATACTGCTAGCTGGTATTGAATGTTTGATGGCAAGGTTAGCCGGAAGGTTGAACTTTGCTGCCGTCTCCAACTCTTTCGCTGCTGTTGGCTCTACGCCATCTTCTGGGTCAGAAATCAAGTCAGATAGCCTGACCTTGATAGCAATAACGGCATCAGATCCCTTTTCTTCTGCATACCACTGAGCACTCTCGGCATAGTTGGTCACATAGAGATATTTTGGGTTGCCTTGTTGAGAACCACGAAAACCAGAATAAGGTTGCCAACCATTTTTCAACATGTTTTCCGCTGATGAGCGCGTTGTTCCATGATAGACGGTAAGTTCCGGATCGCCGTCTTCTAGTTCTTCAAAAATAAGAGATTTCAACAACATGTTCTTCCCAACACTTTCCTCTAATTTCTTTTGAAGAATTTTCAGCATCTCATCTCTTTTGTTTTTGAGTTTTTGTCTTTGTTCTTCTATGTCTTTATTTCGAAGGTTATTCAAAATCCTTTGCATTTCTGGATTTCTATGAGAAACAACTCTGTGAAGATCAGGATGTGCCAATCTCAACATCTTTTCAAAATCAACCTTTTGAAGACTTTCAATCATTTTTTGAATTTCTTCTTTTGAAAGAAGTTTGATGGACGAAGCAAGTTTTTCTGGTTCTAACTTTAGAATGACATTGGCGTCAAACATTCTTGGAGATGAGGGTTTCATTCCAATTGTTGGATGATTGAATTGAGGACCTTGAATTTCTTTTTTGTGGTCTGTTCTCTTTCCAATGATCTTTAGATTTTTCATCAAATCTTCTGGGATGAATGTCTCTTCATCCCAAAAGAAAGCTCCATGCAGGTTCTTGACACCCGCAGCTTGAAGCTCATCAAAACGCTTCCAGTGCCTCTCTACGGCTTGTTGATAATCTTCCATAGGAAGACTGAGGGTATAAAGAGTTATGGTTTTGAACGAACCCTGGGGGCGTTTGTGATAGGGTAAATCACGTCTTCCTGGGGCTCTGTCTTTTGAACTTGCCCATCCAACCCAAGAGTTTTGCATTGCTGATGGTTTTGAAGAAACAAAAAGACCCTTCATGCCAAACTTTGGTGAATAACGTGGACGAAGAACATTCACGTTCTCTGGTGAAGCATGATAAAGGGTCTTTAGCCTTGGCATATTTTGGTCAAAGTTTGTTTAGAGATTTCTTATCTCTTCTTCAATAAGAGCACCGACAATTTGTCGAATTCTTCTTTCATAAGTGACACCACCCTCAACTTCTTTTGGTTTTGAAAGCGGTTTCTTTACACGAACTTTGCCCTTCGGAGAAGGAGGAGCATCTGTTACATATTTCCAAATGAACCATGTGATAGCTTGAACTTGTTGTGGTGTCAAACCGACAATGTCTGCAACTTTCTTATAGTCCTGAATGACTGCGATGCGTTCTCTCTTTGTTAGACCCTTCAAGTTCTTCAAAGCAGCCTTCTGTCCTCTCCAAACATTGATTGCATGTCCATCAAGAACAAGATCACGTTGAAGTTGTTGTGGATTTGCAAGAGACTGAAAGAATACCGTAACTTTTGGTCCATTTACAATTGAAAGGTCACCTGTATCCAAAATTGCATAAGCTTTATTTACATTGCTCTTATATGCAGGGATCTTATCATAATGTTGGGCTGTTTCATCACCATTCATTCTCTTCCAATTTGAGATTGTACGGTCTGCTGCCATCAAGTTCATCTTCCAACCAAGGTTAGGAGAAAGAACAGCACAAACACCAGCACAAACCTCAACAGGAATATCCCATTTCTGTGCAAGTTGCTTCACATGATTGTGAGCATGTTCATACCAGTTTCCCCAATAGTCAATCTCTGCTTTTGTTGCTTTCTTCAAGACAGCAAGGATGTTGTGATATCCTTCATTCTTGTGAAGATTGAGAGACTGAGAGTGGATCTTCTCTCTCTTTGGTTCATTCATGACATAATCGATGCTGCTTACATCAACATCTTCTTGTTCGTTCAAGAATGGAAGTTTGTGAAACAGGAAATTTTGTAGTTGTTCAAAGATATTCATATTTTATTGATCTCTAGGCAATAAATAGTGTTTGTTATTTTGTTGTCAAACACTAATATCAAATTTGAATGTATAAACTACAAAATTCGGCTGGAATTGGAATTTTTGACCAAAATTCATGAGGACAGATTACAGGTTTTCCTGTTGCCCATGATATTTTTGCACCAATCTCTTCTTTGAAACTGCTTACGTCTACAGCAATCACTTTTGGTTGATGTTGTTCTATCTACCTTGTTTCACATTGAGTTTCCAAGATGAATTTGGGATTGTCTGTCAACCAAACTACAGGCTTCGGGTTTATTGTAGTTATTCCTTTTGTCTTACATGGAATAAGACCTTCGTTTAGGATGTTTTCAACTGTGTTTGCCTTGGCAACATGATAAAGGTATATCATAATTTCACCCACCCTCCTGAACTCTTCGTCTTTCCTTGTACCATCAAATGAAATGCTTTGTAGGAGAGGTTTCTCTCTTTGCACCATTCCCGAACTGAACCCTCAATCTTGCAGACTTCTCCTGTAGACAAGTTCTTGACCTCAATGCCTGCTGAATGCTTGTTCCAACGCTTATAGGCATTGATTGAGGCTTCCTTCTTTTTCTCTGAAGTGTTCCATGTGATCTTGTTCTTCTGGCTCACAATGGCTTTTATGGCATCTGTACGAGAAGTTGCTCTTCCATCTGTCTTTGGGTTATAGGGTTTCTTGTTTCTGCTTCCAATACGAGAACCCGCTTTCAAACAAACATTATAACAATTCTTTCCCTCGTCAAAAAACTGATCAAGAAAATGTTGTTCTCTTTCAAGAAGTTTGGTCTTGTCCTTTTCAACAATCTCAACGACTTCAAACATGAAGGCATCTTCTCCGTACTTGTTGAAGGCATGTTGAAGCGGTGGGTTTGAGTGTCTTCCATTTTTTAAATCACTCAAATGACCAACAGCTCTCATTCGAAAATTCTTGGTTGAACCATAATACACCTTTCCATTTTGAACGTTTGTAATTTTGTAAATCCCGCTTTGATTTGATTTGCCATGATAATACAACTTCATATTCACCTCTATTTAGAGTGATTTCAAAGCAAAAAGTTGTCTCGCATATCTAGCGGAAAGACAAAAAAGAAAGGCTCTTTCGAGCCTTTCTTAGTGTTCATTCTAGTTTACAAAGAAATTAGATTATTCCCATATCAAGAACCGTAACGGTTGCGTAGAAGTCCGAACGAACCATCTTCTTACCGTAACGTGTCATGATACCCTTACGAGGCGTGAAATCCTCCTGTGCGTAGATCACAGGTGTAAGGATAAGAGGAATGTATGGAGCGTAGATATAACCACTCTCAAGGAAAGTGTTACCCTTCAATCCGATAAGAATCTTGTTCGCTGGGAAGTAAGGATCCTTATAGACTGTGTAGCGGCTGTTAAGTTGACCTGCTGGCTCTGCACCAACTGTCATTCCATCACGAACCTGTCCATCGCTATCGATCTTGTACTGAGGCTTGTAAGCAACCATGTGCTCAAAGATTGTGCAGACCTGTGGTGAGGTCACAATGAAGTTACCTGAACCACGGAGCGTCTTTGTGTGAATGGTGTTTGCAGCGTCAGAGATTGTCTCGACAAGTGTCTGGTACCACTGTTGAACGTCAGCGTAGACCATTGGTCCTGGGCTGAGGGTGTTGTTCTGAAGAGCTTCACCACCAGTGTACTTGTTGACCAAACGTCCTGGAGCACGGCTCCAGAAGAGGTTTGCAGCGTTTGCCTGCGTAAGAAGGTCATTCAAGATTTCACGGTCGATTTCCAACGTGATCATTTCGCTGAGGATGTTGGTCAACTCAACTTCAATGTCAATGTTGTAGAAAGCCGTAAGGTCTTGAGCCATTTCTGGCGACCACTTAGCACGAAGCTTACGGGTCTTTGCAGTCACAGAGGTTGACTCAATCTTGATATCAACATCTGGAATCTTTGGTGATGGCTCATCAACAGCGAAGTTAGACTCGAACGATGGGATCGTAAGAGTTGCACCGTCGTTGTTTACTGAGAGTGCGTCTGTGATAACAGCCGAACCAGTTACGAACTCACCCGATGGAACTGCACCAGTGTTGCTCAAACGAACAACGAACTGAATGTGGCTTCCGTTGAATGGATCTGGAACGAAGGTTCCGTTTACAGGATCGAAGTTACCGCGCTTGTTCAACTTACGAAGGTTGAGAACGCCTGCTCCGCCTTGGTAGTTTTCACCCCATGCGACAGCGCCTCCTGGCGTTGGTTGACCTGCGGTTGCAGCGAAACGTGAAAGAACGATTTGGTCAAGAGCAGAGCTGTCGAAACCGCCAACTGCTGAGGTCCAAAGAGAAGCTGAAACGTGAACGAAAGCGTAGTCAAGGACTGCGGTTTCAACGTCACGCTCAACATTCGAATCGTAATCTACGAAACGTGCATTGAAGCCTGTGAAATCTGCTGAAGAACCAACGGTTGCAGCAGGGGTCCAAGTTGAACCTGAAACCCAAGCACCTCTCTCTTATACACC